ATGGATCGATCCCAGCGACAAGGAGTCTGCTTCCGAGGAATAAAGTATGCGCCTCTCCCGTCGCAATCCAGGTTTCATCGTTCCAAGGCGCGGTTCAAGGGCTTTTCTGGGCCAATTGGTTCCGGCAAGAGTCAGGCGCTCTGCCAGGAAGTGATCCGGCTGAGTTATGTCAACAGTGGACGGGTCGGGTTGATTGGAGCGCCGACCTATCCGATGCTGCGCGATTCGACGCTGTCCGCGCTATTTGAGATTCTCGATGCCAACCTCATCCCGTACGATTACAGCAAAGGCGACAACGTGCTAGCTATGACGGACACTGGCTCCCGCGTCCTTTGCCGGTCAGTCGATGAGTTCGAGCGCCTCCGCGGTACAAATCTCGCTTGGTTCGCCTTGGACGAGTTGACTTACACCCACGAAGCCGCCTGGCTGGTGTTGGAAGGCCGGTTGCGCGACCCCAAAGCCACGCAGTTATGTGGCTTCGGCGTCTGGACCCCGAAAGGTTACGATTGGGTTTATCGGAAATTCATCTCCGAGCCCCGGCCGGGGTACGACAGAACGATTGCCAGGCCGTTCGAAAACCGTTATCTCCTCGAACAAATTCCTGATTTCTATGACCTTCTGAAGAGCAGCTACGATGAGGCCTTCTACCAGCAGGAGGCGTTGGGAAAATATCTGAATGTTCAGGCCGGCCTGGTGTATCACGCCTTCAGCCGTGCGGACCACGTCACCGACACCAAGGTGCAACCCGGCGCCCCGCTCCTCTGGGCCCTCGATTTCAACGTCGATCCGATGTGCTCGGTCGTGGCACAAATCTTCAACGGAACCGTCCACATATTGGACGAAATCGTACTCCGCCATGCCGGCACATTACAGGCGTGTGAAGAGTTCACTCGTCACTTCCCCGCCCATTCGCGCGAAGTCATCGTTTATGGTGACGCTTCCGGAAACAGCATGCACACTACTGGAACGTCGGACTACCACATCGTCCGCGAGTTTTTTGCGCAGCACTACTCTAGTCCGGTCCACTACAAGGTCCCCAAGGCAAACCCAAGTGTTCGCGACCGCATCACGCTGACCAACGCCAAACTCCGCAGCGCGGACGGCGTGATCCAGCTTCTCGTCGACCGAAAGTGCGTGGAGCTGATCAAGGATTTTGAGCAGGTTTGCTACAAGGCAGACAGCACCGTACCAGACAAGGACAAGGACAGGCGGAGAACACACGTATCGGACGCTCTCGGTTATCTACTTTGGCAAGAATGCCGGCCGTTATCACAAATCGGAGATCGCAACCGGCGGTTGTTCTAAGTCACCACGCTGACATGCTGCAGATCAATATTGAGCATCCTGAGTACGTACGCAGCAAGGCGATGTGGCGCAAGTACCGCGATCTTTATGCCGGCGGCGAGCAGTTTCGGGAGCATGCGGACGAATACCTGGTACGCCGCAGCAAAGAACCCAACGATGTCTATCTCGAGCGGCTGAGTAGAGTGTTCTACGAAAACTACATCGGTTCCACCATCGACTGGTATGCTGCAACACTCATGCGTCGGGAGCCGATCATTAGCTATGACGGCACTAATGATGTCGGCCGGCGTTTCTTCACTACATTCGCCGATGATTGCGATCTGAAAGGCACAACACTCGCGGAGTTCTTCCGTCGCCAGCTGGTACAAACCTTGATTGCTGGTAAAAGTTATATCGTGGTCGATTTCCCGCGGGTTACCCTGCCGGTCGCCACTCGAGCACAAGAGGATGCAATTGGGAAATCCCGCGCTTTTCTGACGGACTACTCTGCTGACGAGCTCATCAATTGGAACTACGATGCCAACGGGCAGTTAGATTGGGTCGTAGTTCGCACTTCATGGCTCCGGCAGGCCGATCCGGGTAGCGAAAGCTGGGCGAAAGAAACTCGCTGGATTTACTACGATCGGGAAACGTTTCGAACGTACCGAAGCGTGCAAGACCCAACCGGGCTTTCTCACGGCATCGACCTCGTGGATGAAGGCCGGCATGGCTTGGCCGCGCAATCGCGCGTGCCCGTCTTTCAGATGCAGATCTCCGAGGGCCTCTGGCTGATGAACAAAGCAGCCTTGCTCCAGCTAGAGCACTTCAACAAATCCAATGCTCTGTCGTGGGCGCTGACCATGGGATTGTTTGCAACCCCTGTCATTTACTCCGAACGGGAGTGGAGCCAGATCGTCGGTGAGTCTTACTATATCCAACTTGGCCCTGACGACCGCTTTGGTTGGACGGAGCCGGAAGGTCACGTCTTTCAGATTGCGGCCGACAATCTTGAGCGATTGAAGGACGAGATCTATAGGGTAAGTTTCCTGATGGTGCAGGCGGGCGGCACCAGTTCCTCTTTCACCAGTCAATCGGGGCTGAGCAAGCAGCGTGACTTCGGTATCACCCAGGAGGTTCTGCGAGCCTACGGGGATGTGGTCAAGCACAGCATGAAACAGGTGCTTTCGGCCATCGAGATCGCGCGCCAGGATGGCCTTGCCATTGACGTTTCGGGGCTCGATGAGTTCGATATTGGGGACTTCAGCGTCGAACTGGACGACGCAAAGAAGTTACTCGACTTGGGGATACAGTCTGACACTCTTAAAAAACAGCTTTTCAAGAAGTTGGCGTTCAAGTATTTCTCCGATGTCCGCCAGGACGTCAAAAATCAGATTGCCGATGAAATCGATTACTCGATCAGATCATTGAGCGGAAACGAGGAGAGTCATGGAGGAAACAAGCGCGGATAAACCCGCACCCACGGAACCCGGGCGTACAGATGTGCCCGCGCTGATTCGACAGGCCCTTGAGGAGTTCACCCTGGCACAACAGACAAAAACAGAGCCAGCGTATAAGGCCGAGCTGCTCGAGGAGCGCCAACGACGCGAACAGTTGGAACGTCGGGTTAACGATCTGATTGAAGAAAACAAACGGAGCCGCCAGGTGGCAGAAGAGGCGGAAAGAAGCGCCACCGTACGGGCCGAGTTACAGCGTTTGGGTGTGAGAAAGGTAGACCTGGCTTTCAGAGCGGTCAAAGACGACATCGCCAGGACTGAAGACGGACGTCTGGTGGCAAAGACGGATGGAGTCGAGGTCGGGTTGAAAGACTATCTCGCTGCATTTGTGCAGTCGAATCCAGAATTTCTGCCTGCTCGCATCTCCGGCGGTTCGGGAATTTCACCGACACAGAAGACATCTTCCAGCGGCACGGCAGTTGATCTCGACAAAATCCGGCCGGGAATGAGTTCCGACGACCTTGAGCGCGCACGGCGGGAGATCGCCCGGATTGCCTCCCAGGCACTAGCTGGGTCATAGACGCATACAGTGAACCAACTTCAAGTAATGACAGGAGAAAGTAATGCCAGCAATTACGTCAACTAATGTAGCTACTGCGATCGTCAAGCTCGTAGCGGCCGACGCCTTGCCCGCCCTCGTGGGGAACCTGGTCATGGGCAATCTCGTAAACCGCGATTATGAGCCTACCTTGGCTCAAGCCGGAGATACGGTCAACGTGCCTATTCCGCCGGCACTTGTGGCGAATAACCTCGCAGAGGGCGGCACGGTCAGCCCACAAAACCCCAGCCTCGGCAATGCACAGATCGTGCTAAACACGCATGCCGAGGCAACTTTTCAAATACCGGACGTCACAAAAGTTCTGGCGGTCCCGGACTTACTTCGGGTTTATATGCAGCCCGCCGTTATTGCGATCGCCGAGCGCATCGAGTCCGATCTTCTTGGACTATATGCCAGTTTCACCGCCAACGCGCCAGTAGGTACGGCAGCCACACCAATCACTGAGGCAGTTATTGACGGCGCGGAAACTGCGCTGTTTCAAGCCAAAGTGCCACCGACCCAGTCTAAGTACTTAGTGGTGGATGCCAGTACGTACTCGCAAATGCGACAGGTTCCACGCTTCAGTGAATTTCAAACAGTGGGTGAAGCGGGGCTCCGAGCGCTGATCGATGGCACAGTAGGAAAAATCAAAGACTTTTTTGTCTTCCGGTCGCAGTTCGTCGCGAAAACAGGAAGTTCTCCCATTATCACTCACAATCTCGCATTTGTACGTGATGCGGCCGGACTGGTCATCCGGCGTCTTCCGCAGCCTCTACCCGGGACGGGCGCGATTGCTGAGTATGCGGATCTGGGCAATTTTGGTATGCGGGTCATCATGAGTTACCAGCCGAATACGCTCTCACAGCAGTTTACCGTGGATGTTCTTTACGGCGTAGCAGCTCTCCGGAATGCGTTCGCAGTGCAAGTCAACTCGTGAGTCTTTTGCCCTGATATCCGGAACTCTTTCTCCGCTGATCTCCGGTTTCGTGAAAGCCATATGAACCTAAGAGCATACTATCAAAAGATTCGAGAGCTCGAACGGACGCTGACTGAGCCTTTTGCCGTCATCGTCAGTCACGATACTCCCGATGGAGGAAAGGGAGGTCTACTGACCGAGGTTCCCAAACACTTGGCGGCCAGGATGATCGCGGACGGACGCGCTCATCTCGCGAGTACGGAAGCCGCGCACCAGTTTCGCGAGAATAGTGCCGAAGCAAAACGCACCGCAGAAGAGCTATCACTCGCAAACAGAACACAGGTCACATTTGTGCCAACGGCGGCACCACGCAAGTCGACGCGCACAGCAAAAGAATAACAAGGCCGCACGCACGGATCCAGATGGCGCTATTTACGGATGTCCCAATCTCGACACTCGAACAACTGGTCGCCCAGGATAGTGCCATTCTGGACGTGGCTAGTACGGAGGGTATTGACGCGGGAGCAAAAATCGGCCTCGCTCAAGAAGAATTGGGCGTAGAACTGACGGCGGCGCTGGCGCGCTCCTCATTTTCGCTCACCACTCCATCCGCCTGGTGGCCGGGAAGCGTTCTGGCGGCACAAAGCGTTGTGCGACTGTCGAACATCGCTGTTACGCCGCCCTTGCAACTCTGGCATGCGTTTCGCACACTCGCGTTAATCTATCGCGACGCTTACAACAGCCAGCTAAACGACCGATATCTCGGCAAATGGAACGCCTGCAATGACCTCGCCAAGTGGGCATCAGGAATGTTATTGCAAATCGGCCTAGGAATAGTATCTGATCCGGTTCCGGTAGCCCAAAACCCGCGGGTGGACGTTCTGAGCGGAACGCTATCCGCAGCGACGTACTTCGTGCAAGTTTCATGGGTGAACGCGCGCGGCGAAGAAGGAATGCCCAGCGCGGTGACGTCAGTGAGCACTGCGGACCAACATTTCATACGAGTTGCCGCCAACGAGCCACCGAACAATGCGGTGGCGTGGAACGTGTACGCAGGCACCTCAGTTGATGCCATGACCCTTCAAAGCGGCGTGCCGATGGCACTGGGGCAGGCATGGCTTATAGCTCCTTCCGGACTGGCGTCGGGCAGGGTCCCGGGCAACGGGCAGGAGCCAAACTATTTTCGGCAGCTGCCACGTTACTTGCAGCGAGGATAGATTTGCGTGGTCAGTATCACCAATAGAGCCACTTCGAAGCTTATCCAGTACTTGGCTGCGCCGAGTGGCCTGAACACGAACATCGCCGCCTTGGCTCAGGTCGAAAATGTAACTCTCTCACCCCTCCCATCGCAACACATCTTCACAGAGAACGTATCGAGCGATATTGCCGAAAAGAGTGGTGAGGCGAAGTACGCGGCAATCTATGTCTATTGTGACAAAGTCGTAAACTCTCTCACTGAGAACTTCCGGCACTTCTCCGGACATCTCCAGATGGAGATTGACGTGCGCGTATCCCAAGATAGACTTGAAGGAGTCGACCGGATATCTCAATTATACGCGGCAGCCGTAACTGAAACACTCAACCAGATCCGCGGAGATTGGGGGCAGGGATTGTTCTACCCGGGGACGTATGAGATATCATTCGGGCCCGTTAAGCACGGCGGCCGAAACTTCATCAAGAGCGCTAAGATTTCGTTTCAAGTGGACGCCAGCATCGGCTAAGGCTATTCAATGGCAGTTTACATCTCATCCAACGCTAACCGTTTTTATTGCGCACCGGAGACTGCGTACGGTCAGGTATCGACTATTACCGACGCCAACCGGATTCCTGCGGTCAAATTATCCGCAAAACAACAATTGGTAGTTACTAATCGTAAAGACAAGACCGGCAGCCGAACGTTTGGCGGACTACCCCCAGAAGGCCGCCGCAGAACAACGTTCACCTTGAGAACGTATCTAACAACCTGGGCAGGGGGAAGCACTCCCCCGAGCTACGGCCCGCTCTTTCAAGCAGCACTCGGAAGTGCACCGGCAGTATTTGCCGGAGCCACAGCAACCGGGGCATCTTCGTTGAGCACGTTGACTTTCACGGCGCCGCACGGCCTTGTAAGTGGCCAGGCGGTGACTTACCTTGGCGAACTACGGTTTGTGGCAGCAGTCGTCGGTGCTACGTCTGTTCAATTGAACGCACCGTTGTCGACGGCTCCGGCCGCCGGCGCTCTCATCGGACCCACCGTGACCTACTTTCCGAGCACCGAACTGACGAGCATCAGCATTTTTGATTACTGGGCGCCCAGCTCGGCGCTACACCGAATTCTATGCGGTGCGGGCGTGGATAAGATGTCGGTAAAAGTTAACGGTGACTTCCACGAATTCGAGTTTAGCGGAGTCGCTCAGGAATTAGTGGATAGCAGCAGCTTTTCGAGTGGAATTGGGCAGCTCAGCGCATTTCCGCCGGAGCCCGTGCCGGGGGCATTCGATTACTCGATCGTGCCTGGCCATCTCGGGCAGGTCTGGCTGGGCAATGCGCCGGATCGCTTCTTCACGCTGACGGACGCGGAATTATCGTTAGGCAATGGCATGGATGTCCGGGCAAACGAGTTTGGTTCGAGCGTGCCGAGAGCTCTTGCGCCGAGCACGCGCACTGTGACCATCGATTTTCAGCTTTTCAGCCAAGACGACACGGCGACCAAGGGATTGTACCAGGCGGCCAAGCAGCAATCGCCGATCAGCGCGATGCTTCAGCTAGGACAACAGCCCAACCAGTTGTTCGGCGCATATCTAAAGAGTGTTCTGCCGGAGGTGCCGGAGTACGACGACACCGATGCCCGCTTGAGATGGCACTTTCGGAGCTCACGAGCACAAGGGACGGTGGACGATGAAATCGTGGTTGCGTTCGGTTAGATCATGAATTATGAAAGTTCGAGCCGGATCGAGTCGAAGTTGAGACCGGGAGTCATATTCGTCGTTGCGAAAATGTCATTTGGGCGCCGCATCGAGTTGATCCGGCGGATCCGCGAACTGGCGTTGAAGTGCGACTTTCTGAATGCGGGAGAGTCGGTGGAAGAGAAACTACACGGAGCGTTGCTCTCGGCAGAAATCGACCGGTTGTATGTGGACTGGGGCCTGCTGGAACTCATCGGGCTAGTAGTTGACGGC